TGGGTGGTAGCGTCGCAGCCAAACACATTGGTTCCTACGGTATGCTTCGCCAGTAGTCTTACAGACAGAGGACCTCCGGTGGCACACTCGGTTAGATTAGCTCATCCTTCGGACTCGCGAATCGTTGCCATCCGGGGTTGTAGAACCTTAAGTAGCAAAAAAAAGTTTATTCTCTTCTAATTTGAGTCGGCGGGGTACTTGGGATGAGATCTGGCAGGGACTCACCAGGTCCTGAGAGATCAACAGTTATTTTCTTCATGTGGCGCATGAACATTCTATAACAGCGCGGGCAAACTCCAAAAGAGCGACAGTGAGACTCGAACACTTGACCATCGGCTTCGAAGTAAAGTGCGCTAACCATTATAGTACTAAAGTATATTTTTAACCCTAAAGTCTAAATCCTTAACCCTAAAGGCTATTTATAACACTCTTTTCGGAAATTCTAACCCTTTTCTATAACCCTTAACCCTGTTTTAGGAAATTCTAACCCTTCTTTAAGATAAATCTTTTTTTATTAAACTGGAACAGTGAAATTGTTCTGAGCAATTTGAAAGAATGACGCGTGAGATGGCGCATTCGAGCGAGTACTAAAGTACACGGAAGTGGTGCGATTGACCTCATACGCAATAGTAACTAGATTGCTAGCAGGAGAAACATTAATAATGTCTTCTAGAGCGTACAACGCACACTTACCCATTGCTTTGATTGAATTCGGCTGAGTAACACCGGAATCCAACAAAGCAGCAGTTCTCTGCCAACCGAACTGCTCAAGAAACTTGAATAAGCTCACCTTTCTTTCAAAGAAGAGGTGATCAGATTTGATCATACCAGGATCCAATCTAACCTTACCAGCTTTTTCGATATTGCGAAAAACATTGGGAATAGGTGGTTCTTTGAAGTTAATATTGTATTGATTCTGAGAATCTTCAAAGTCAGCAGATGCCTGCGTAATGACACCAGTGTAACTGCCCATATATTCCAACAAGAATGGTCCGTTGCCCTTAAAGCGAGGACTACCGGTATTGAAATGATAGTTCCATCCAACAATTGGATTGTTAGCTACATCAAAAGCATCAGTATCAGCCGTATTATCGGCCACAGTTCGATTCTGAATCTTCAATTCAGACTTGACACGTAAATGCAAAATCAAGTTCTGCAAGTTCAGCTCTGAAACCATTTTATACTGAACTGGAGACGTGCCCACATCGTAGACTGAAAACAACAACTTTACAGGTTTGCGAACACGAACATTGTTCAGATCTCCACCTGTGCAATAATCAACGAACACATTTCTTAAAGTAGCCCAAGAGCCAGCACTACCGGTAGATATATCACCAACAATACTCTTAATGGTATTGCCTATCTGAGTGTCATATACAAAAGTGGTGATAACATCAGTATCACCTTGAGTACAAAGTAACGTAAACCGGAAACCGTACGCGGTTAACGTATTCGGTCCAGCTTCAACACCAGTAACAACAAGAGAATCTAGATTCATAGATACTGAATCTACTTGCAATCCAGCTTTGACCAGCAAAGTCTTTAGAAGAGCAGAGAGAATGGTATCAAGCATCGCAGACAACGCAACACATGTGTGACCAACATACACACAGTCGCTATCATTGACAACACCACTGACTTCCGTCACAGAGGTTAAACCTTTCAAGTTGTAAATGTCGCGAGTAATACGGCGTTTCTTAAACCTGCCTTGATAACGACCAACTCTACCCTTGGAGCTCTGAGCCCGCGCACGCTTAGAGTAGGAACCCCCTTTCTTGGGTTTCATCGTCCGACGAGCATGCGTAATTCCCAAATCACGGACAAAACCAAGAGCTCCACGAGCCGCGCCGCGGTACGCGCCGCGATTCTTATAGAGGTGAGAAGCAAGACGATTCTTCCAGCTAGACCGTACATTAGGTCCATGAATGTATTTTCTATGAGCCATAGGATTTTTAGGAAGAGGAGGGACACCCTGTAATATTATAAGGGTGTCCGGAATAAAAGGGAGGAGGAGGAGGACCCACTAGAAAGAAGAAAGGACTTTATTCTTTAAGCTCCTTTTATTTAAGACTCTTCATACGGACAACTCTACAACGACGTCGCACAGCTTCGTCGCTAAGAAGTAGAGGATCAGAGTTAGACGTAAAAATCTTAAAAATACCTGGCGGAATCCGAGCGACCGCATGGCGGCAATGGATCGCGCGCGGATTATCGAAATCAACAATCGAAATCTGCGACGTGCGCGGGTAGTGGTTGAAGTCGACGTCATCAAAGATGATCGACCGATGATAACCAATTCGGAAGGTCTTGAGTTCGTCGATGTGCGAGACGAACAGCGCAGGCTTCGGAATAACCTTCTTAGCCCACGTAGTTTTGCCAGTTCCAGAGTCACCTATCAAAACGAAACACTTCCCATCTTCAGGGAATTCAAGGGAGGATAGTTCGGGGACCATGATTCCTTCACTCTCCCCATCTAAAATAGTCGCAAAGTCTCCGTGACAACGTACCCAGAAAAATTCTGCGAACGAGAAACTAATTTTCTCCCCAACACAGTAGGAATACCAGTCTTCTTGACAGTCGTATCCTTCACATAAGGAGCGTAAACCCAATTCAGATCCTGCTTTAATAATCGAAATGTCTTCCGGGGTTTCGATATAGTCACCATCTTTCTTGCAGTAAGTCTGGCAAGCGGCCCAAGAGCGTGGATCTTGCTTATTGGGATGTTTTCCATTGAGGTCGAGCCAGTCAACCCCATGACGCTGAGTTTCTTTAAATTCAACACAGCAATGGAGGTGAGGATTTCCATCTTCGTGGAGTTCTCGGGCAATGACGTAGTAGGATAGTTCGGCTTTGCACCCGAGCAAGTAGAGAAGGTCCTCTTTGGCGTCATTGCATTGGGGATAGGTGAGAAAGAATCGTTTTCCATTGAAGAAACTTGGCATGGTGGGAGTGTGCTAACAGCTGCCAATATATGGCACCAAACACGTGCAATTTCTGAAATTGACTTATGGGTGGTAGCGTCGCAGCCAAACACATTGGTTCCTACGGTATGCTTCGCCAGTAGTCTTACAGACAGAGGACCTCCGGTGGCACACTCGGTTAGATTAGCTCATCCTTCGGACTCGCGAA